ATTCCTTCAAACGGCTTTCTTTTTAAGATTTCAACATCGCCAGCGTATGTTGTCTGCTCAAACTGCATCATCTTAGTTACCTCCTACATAGTGTGATAAAATATCATTGTTCTGTTTCTGACCGCCGTATAACTTTTCAACAAGTTTTTCAGCAGTAGTCTTATTTTCATTTTCTTTGCCAGCCATGCCACCGCCTGGATTAGTAGAATTGTTTGCAATCTCCTGTTCCTTTGCCTGTGCCGCTGCGGTCTCTTTTTCGGACATAATCTTTCCAAGTTCGGCTGTATCAAAGCTGCCATCTTCTTTTACAATTGTTTTTGCCTGTTCTGCGGTTACTTTGAAATCGGTCATAGCCTTTTCACGCAAATCTCTAATAGCATTTTTTTTCTGCAATTCTGCGATCTGCTGATTAGCTGTGTCTAATGCCTTATTTGCCTTTTCAAGCTCTGTCAGATTTCCAGCTTCCAATTCATCCAGCTTTCTCTGCAATTCATCCGCATTATCAGCCTTTGCCTTATACTGGTCTGCCTTATCTTTCTCCTTTTTGGTTTCGCCATTGACCTGATTCAGATAATTGCTTACCTGTTCATCCGTAGGCTCTGCCACTCCGATAGCAATAAGATTCTGTTTTGCCTGTTCTCTTGTCATAAATTACCTCCGATTCACTACGCTTTTTTACGTTGGTTGCTCAACCTGTGATTTCTCCTATTTACCGCATAGGTGCAATTTTATAAAATAAAAACAACTACCGATTATTCCCCGGTAGTTGCCTTATTCTGCTGATTGTTTAATTTTTCCATAACTTCCTGTGCTTTCTTTTCTTCTGCTTTGACATTATCAATGGTTTTCCATAATACATCAAAGTACGGTTTAGAAACTAAATAAGTTTTTTCCGCATCTCCCCAAAGTCCAACTGTTTTTACAGCAACAAGTGGGTGTATGCCTGCCTGTAATAACTGATATAAGGTCTGTGCCTTAGTATACATGTTATCCTGTGGACTATGGTTTATTTGTACTTCAAAATCCCTCATAGAAAGACCCAAATCATGGTCTTTTATGCGGATAGCATTTAAAACCAGCTTTGCAAGGCGTTTTTCTGCTGTTTTTACAATTGGGTCTTTTAGCTTCGCTCTGGATTTTGAAAAATCCCATCCGTTTCTTAGTTGCACTGCCCCTTGTGTATCGCCGCCTGTATTACTCTGCTTATTTGGAATTGCCAGAATAGATAAGGCATTATCAATCAAATCTTCTTTAGCAACTTGACATTGCGTCTGGTTCAATTCCTGCGTCATAACATCAACATCACTCTTGTTATCCTTGTTAATG